CCGTCCACCTCAAAGTGGAACAGCTCGACCGCGATGGCGAATTTCATGGTGGCCTCTTTTTCCGGCGCCCATTCGTTGAACTCGGCGGACTTCCAAAAGCCTTGCATCCGCACAATCACCGTCTTGATGATGCCGTTCACGTCGACCGCACCGCGCAGCGTGAACACCTCTTCACGGCTGTCACGCGCGCCGAGAAGGCCGGTAATGCGCTCGGAGTAGTCAGAGATAGTGACATCACACTCCAGCTTTTCCAGGCGCCCTAGGTCGCGCTCGATGTCACCCGCTACGCCGGCCAGGGTCAGGTCCATCGTCTTGGTCACAACCTTGGGCAAGGAGGCGGTATTACAACGGCCGGCAAATGATTCGTCCTTGAAGAACGAATTCACGTCGACCAAAACGCTAGGCAGCTTGGCGCCCATAGATCACCCCCTTACTCGAAAATGGCTTCGTTATATTTGGTGCTGATGTGCTGACGGAACGTCATGCGTTCGGCCACGTCGTAGAAGCCCAGGTCGTAATCCCAATAGACCTGGCCGGTGCCGATGGCAGCTTGGTTCAGTTCCTTGTCGACCCAGCATTCACCACCACTCAACACATCGCGCGACTTCAACCGGCGGATCAGCTTGTTGACCCGGTTTTTCACGCCGTCCACGTAACCCTTGGTGACGCTGCGGTCGAGCAATTCTTGGTGCGCGTACAGGATCGAATCGCCGACGATGTAGCGAATCCGTTGGTGCGGCATCATCACGGAGTTGGCCAGGCGGTTGCCGTACAGATACCAGCCGCCTTGCTGATTGACGATCACCGCCACGTTTTTGCTGTTGTACAAGTTGGCCTTGCTGGTGGTGCTGCCGATGGCATGATCGATCACTTCGGACGTGCCGAGGATGCCGAAGATTTTCCGGCTCGACGCACTGTTCCAATAGCCCTCTTCATTGTCGACACGCACGATGTGCCCGGCGATGGTCGGTGACGCCTTGCGGGTTACGACCTGGCCGGTCACCTCGTCCAGCAGCTTGACGCCGCAGTTCACGAACAGCGCTTCTTGATACAACGCCGCCTCGCCGATAACGGCGGAATAGCCTTTCTCGCTGCCGTCGATGATCGGGATTGCGTTCAGCTTCTTCGCAACCACTTCCATTGCCGCACCCACGCCCGCCAGGTGACTGAACTCCGGGGCGATGATCAGCCGGGGGCGCACGCCGACTAGGGATTCGGCGGCCAGCAACGCCTTGAGGCCGGTGTATTTGCCCGTTTCGTTGTCGATGCTGCCGACCACCCCGGCGATTTGGGTTTCAGGGGTTTCCGTCGCGTCGACGCGCACCACCACGACAATCGCACCGGACTGGCGGTAGATGTCGTTCAGCGCGTCACGCAGGGTGCCCGTCATGCCGGCCTTGGCGATCAGCTTGTCGCTGTTGCACAGCACCGGGGTATTGAGCGGGAACACCAGCGGGTCGGCGTCGTCAGCGGTGGCCACCAGGCCGATGGTCGAGGCCGCCAGGACTTCGATAGGACGGTCGAGGTTTTCGAGAAAAAACTGCTCGACCCCGTGCAGATAATCAGCTGCCATTTCAATCTCCAGCAGAAAGCGAAAGCCCCCAGGTCGGGGACTTTCAGGCGTAAAAAAACCGCTTTCGCGGCTTGGGGTTGTCTCAGCGGGGAAGCGCTGGCTTAGATGGCGTCCAGAGCCTCGACAGTCGCATCGCGACCGGCAAGCACAGCGTCGACCTCTTGCAGCACGTCGAGCGCGGCCTTTCCGCTGATCCGGGCCGCCTCGATGCGCGCGGCCACCAACAGCCAGCCATCACGGGCCGCGATGACTCGCGCGGCCTGCTCCTGCGGAGTGATTTGCAGGGCCACCGCTTCGGCAGACAGCAGCGCATACGCCGAGGCATCCGCCGGCGAGCCTGCCGCGATATAGCGCGCGGCCTCGTCTGCCTTGATCAGATACATAGAGCCCTGGCCACCAATCATCGTGGAATGCCGCGCCCGAGCACGGGAGGCAGCGCCATCAATCGACTGCTTGGCTTGTTCCGCCGCCGCTGCCGCAAGGACAGCCTCCGGCACCCCAGCGGCCCGAGCATCTTCCAAAGTAAACGCGGAGTGGAACAAGCCGTTGTGATTAAAATCCAATTGCATAATCCGCTCCGACTTAAAGAATGATGTTAGTGAGGACATTGCGAGGCAGGCCATTGGCATCGAGCCTGACACCTTGCAGCAAGTCATTCAACCAAGTAGCCCCAGCCGGCAAGGTCATTCCGCCCACCGAAAGGACAAGTGGCGTACCGTCGAGTTCAAACAACGGGGTATTGGTCACTACTGGACCCACTCGCGTGACTTTGACACTGTAAAGCGACACGATCGCAAGTTGGCCGTTGATAGTATTGCGCATGAACCTGGTGTCACCCAGTTCGATATCGCACATATCAGCGTGAATGGTCCCACAATGATTGTCATTACGGCGGATAAATCCCGTATAAACGTTCATCACTGGCGCGGCGGGCTCCACATAATCCGCGGTGCGAATGCGAAGGCTGCGAAGCACCAAAACAGAACCTTCCACCAGAAAGCCCGTGGTCATATTGCTAGAGCCAGCCGAGAACCCAGGCGTTCCGGCCGGAAGGCAAATATTACGCAAGGTTGGCTTAACCAGATAGCCAGGAGTGGGATAGATCGCGATGTTCTTTTTAGCGATTTTTACATCAGCGGTCAGCACAAACTCTTGGCCGTCGGCCAAATAAATAATACCCCCACCGCCATACGGAATCGTAGAACAGGCCTTGCTGACAGTCTTGAAAGGCTTAGTTTTATCGCCCGTCCCAGTAGCGTCATCTCCGAGCACGGCATCGACATAGAATATCTTGTACAGCTCAGGCGCAGCCTTAACAGCGGCCGCCAGTGCCGCATCAATAACTTTGTTCTTCTCGCGGTAAGTTGCGACAAGTGCCGATGCCTCATTAAGTAAAGCCGACATACCCATATAAAGTTTACTCCCGATTCTTCAACTTAAATTGCGCAAGTTCGTTTTGCAGTTGCGTAACGGACTTACTCAGCCCGTCAATTACATCCTGCTGCTCCGTATGCCCGCGCAACACTTGGGCAATACTGGTCGCCGTATCACCGGCCAGCGCTTCCGTAGCGGCCGCGCCGAAGCCACCTTCGTGATACAGCGGATAGACCGGGTAACGCAGACGTACAGCACCGGCGCCTGTGATGCTTGGCAGTACTGAATAGAGGCCTGACGCACGGACCAAACGCGGCGTGCCTGCACCATCCTTAACCCAACGCGAACTCGCGCCAGTATCAGCAGGGTCAGGGTTGGCCACCGCATCGCCAAACATCTCGGCCGGCGTAATGTAGTGACGCGAGCTGTCGTTGCGGCCCTGCCAGGCCGTCTCTTGCGTTATACCGTCGCCGGTCGATACAGCCATCGTCGCGATGTCGTAGGGGTTCCAGCCCTCCAGCGGGGTACGCAAGATCAACTCCAGTGGAATGGCATAGCTGCGACGGTAGAACTTCCCATCCGCCGCGAACGCTGCCACTTCTGGGCAGGTATTGGACGCCACAAACAGTGACGGGTCGTTGTAACTGCGCAAGCTCTTGGTACGGCCACTGGCATTGCTAGCGTGCCCGTAGCGACGGTTGTAGTAAGCCGCGTTCAGCAACTCAGGGCTGTCCCACTTGGTCAACTTGGTTACCACGCCGCTATCGGTGAACTCCTCGATCAAGTTGCTCCCAGCACCGTTAAGACCCGGAACCTTGGCCATCAACTCGTCAAGCAGATCGACTTTCGCCCGGTCGTTATAGCCGCCCCACGTCGGATCAGCCGACAGCTCACTGTTGACGCGCCAGCGCTGGATACGGCCAGCGGCGATCTGCTGGGCACTTTGGTTCACATTCCAACGACTCACCGGCAGATCAAGCGGCGTCATCAGCTGATCTATAGGGTAATCCCCCACCGACCCCACATCGGCAACCGAAATCCGGTAACGCCAGGCCACATACTGCGGCCGGCCGTTCTTCATCACTTGGCGTACAGAACTCGGGATAAACGAACCGTTTTCGTTCCGACTGCTGTGACCCGTGCCCCCCATCAACAAGGTGTGCGACAGCAAGTCACGATAGCCGTTGATTTCCTCAAGATGACGGAAGCTTTCAAACGTGTCGCCAATATCATCGGTCAGCAGCTCGGGCCAGATTTCCAGTACCGAAAGACTCCAACGAAAGTGCGGCCGATAGTCGCGAATGCCGGTATCACGCGCAGCAAAGGCGCGGAAGTACTCGCGCATCTCGTCGACTTTCGCCGGAGTACCAATAGCGGTATTCACCGAGGCCGGCGCCGGAGGCGGCGCTACGTCGGCCATTTGCAGATAATTGCCCTGAACCGCCCCACGCAGGCGATAGTCGTTGTGGCGGGTCCGCACGTAGTAGCCATTGATCATGGCGGCGATTTCACCCAGGCCGGCCGTGGCCAGCAAGTTCGGGTGGTTGTGCAGGTTGATCGCGGCATAGGAGCCGTCGAACGTGCGGTTGAATGACTCAGTGCCCCCATAACCGTATTGGCGACTGCCGAACACACCCGACTGGCCAAAGCCGCGCAGGATCTCCGACAGGTATTCGAACTGGCTCGACTCGGCGACCCAGTCCGTTTCGATGTAGTTGGCCAGCGGGTACTTATGGGTTTTGCCTTCCTCATGCTCGGCCGACAAGATGTTGGCCAACTCGGTTTCGACAAACTCTTTCACCCAGGCGCGGGTCGCCTGAATGACCGACCCGTCGAGCATCAGCGTCACGTTGTCGGCATTGGACGTGGTGAAGATCGTGCGGACACTGACTTCGCGGCCGGCGCCGTTGTTGATCAGCGGCTTGTATGACTCGGGGTATTTACCGATGGCATACAACACACCGGTGTCGGTCCAGACGCCCACCTCGCGCACCCACCAACCGCCCACCGTTTCGGGAATGACGGCCTCAACCACCAGCCAGGCCGTATTGACCTTGTCCTGATACAGATTGTTTAGGTTGCCCTCCCACACCTTGCGCTTGAGCGCAACTTGCGTCTCCACGGGGTTATAGGCCGCACCGTTACCATCGCCGACGCTCATTTTCACCAGCTTGATCGGCTTACCGGTGGCCTTGCAATCGGCTTCGTATTGAATGCCGGCCTTGGTCAGAATTGTGTAGAACTCTTGCGCTGCCATCACACCTCCAGCGGGTAAATAGTTGTCAGTTCACCCCCGTCCGCGCCGATTGATTGAATCGTCGCGGCCTGCTGTTCCAGCTCGGTCATTTGCAGGGGGTAGATCGTGGTTTGCTCGCCAGAATCGCCGCCTGCCGAATCGACCGCAGGGATGGCGTGCTGCTCAAGCAACGTCGGTTGAAGCGGGTAAAGCGTGGTGGCATCACCGGTGGTGAAGGTGCCCAAGGCGGTAGGCAACCGACAGTGCTGCTCGAAAGCCGTGACCTGTAGCGGATAGAGCGTGGTGCTTTCCGCCATCGTCGCCACACCCACCGCCGCACGTTGCGTATGCGTTTGCTCTAAGTGCGTTACGTGTAACGGGTAGATCGTGGTCACTTCCCCCGCGACAGATGCCGCGACGGCCCGGGACTGGCTACGCCCTTCCAGCGTGAGATGGACGAAGGCCAAGTGAATCGACGCGCGCTTGTTCTGCTTCAGCGCGACCATAATCCGCGCGTCCAGCTCAGGCGTGACCGGAATGCTGTCGGTGGCCAGGTCAAGCCGGAAGGTGCCACGCGGCAACGGTGGCACCGCGTCAAACCACTCCGTAACCTTCGGCGCCAGGTCGAACTCAGATAGCGCTTGCTCGACCGCGCGCAACGTCCCTTTAATCCGGTGCAGGTCCAGGGAACGCGCCACCGCCGCCCGTTGCCGTTGCTCGGGCCAGCTCGCCCGCCAATAATCGATGGACAAGTTCCAGGCCAGCCACGGCAACACCTCGACCGGGCAGGTCCAGGGATTCCACAGGGTTTCCGT